TTCCTGAACGTCGCAACGGCGAACGCGACCAACTTGACGGTCCGGACCCTGGGCAACATTGCGACCCTGAACGTCTCCACGAGCGGAAACGCTTTGGTCATGAATGCCGTCTCGCTCTTCGGGGGCGTCATGAACGTCACGGGAACCTCGAACCTGTCAACCACGAACGTAACCACCCTGAACGTCGCAACGGCAAACGCAACCAACTTGACGGTCCAGACCCTGGGGAACATTGCGACCCTGAACGTCTTCACGAGCGGAAACGCTTTGGTGATGAACGCCGTCTCGCTCTTCGGGGGCGCCATGAACGTCACGGGAACCTCGAACCTTTCGACGACGAACGTGACCACCCTGAACGCCACCTCTCTTTTCGGCGGCGCTCTGAACGTGACGGGAACCTCGAACCTTTCGACGACGAATGTGACCACCCTGAACTCCGCCTCGCTCTTCGGGGGCGCCCTGAACATCACAGGAACCTCGAACCTGTCAACCACGAATGCGACCATCCTCAATTCCGCCTCGCTGTTCGGGACGAACATGACCGTCACGGGGACGGCTACCATCGGGAGCCTATCCCTGTCGAGCCTTGTGATCACGTCTCTTAACGTCACGGGGACATCGAACCTTTCGACCACGAACGTAACCACCCTGAACGCCGCCACCTCTCTTTTCGGGACGGCCATGAACATCACAGGAACCTCGAACCTTTCGACGACCAACGTAACCTTCCTGAACGCAGCAACGTCTAACGCGACCAACCTGACTGTCACGGCTCGATCGAACATCGCGACCCTGAACGTCTTTACGAGCGGAAATGCTTTGGTGATGAATGCCGTCTCTCTTTTCGGGACGAACATGAACATCACGGGAACCTCGAACCTTTCGACGACGAACGTGATGGCTTTGAACGCCGACTCGCTTGTCAGTCGTACGACGATCACGGCGAGCTCCAGCCCAGCAGCCGCCGCAAACGTCCTCACCGTCATAGGATCCAGCACGACCGGAAACGTCGTTCAGTTTTCCAACACGGCCGGGGGGACGTTCATCATGACCAATGTGGGTCGTATCGGCATCGGGACGGCGAGTCCTTCGTATCTTCTTGATATCATCAATACTGTAGCAAGCTCGAACTCTCCTTTCTTGCGACTTGGAGGCGCCGGTGGAGCTGGAAACCAGGTGGGTATAATTTTGAACCCTTTGAATGGACGAACTGGTGGACCATCTAGCCAGATTATTGCAATTGATGAAAATTCATCGTCTCACTTGACGTTCTGGACTGCCGCGTCAGGGACAGGGACAACATCCACCGAAAGAATGCGGATAACAACTGCTGGCAACGTCGGCATCGGGAAGACAAATCCCGGTGTCGCTCTGGATGTGGTCGGGGCTATCACAGCATCTGGTGACATCACGTCATCGTCTGATCGCCGTGTCAAGAGCGATATCAAGAATATTGAAGGGGCTCTTGATAAGGTGACTCAAATCGGTGGGTATACATTTACCCGAACGGACGAGCCGCATAAGGGCCATAGACAAGCCGGTGTTATTGCCCAGGAAATCATCGAAGTCCTTCCTGAAGTTGTTCAAATAAGTGAAGAGACGGGATATTATTCCGTTTCATACGGAAACATCACTGCACTTTTGATAGAAGCTCTCAAGGAGGAGCGCATCGAGCGTTTGAAATTAGAGGAGCGTCTCGCGCGCCTTGAAAAACTTACTGCATAGCCACCCAATAAAATGAACATGTTTTCGTGCCGGGAGTTTCATCGTCAAGTCTCATCGCGACTCGAAATGATCCCGATGACACGTCATATACTCTCGCATATACCGACGGAAATGTAGCCGCCCCGCTATGGAAAGGAGTCACGTAAATATTAACATTTGAAGGCATACCCGAAACTGTAATTGTAGTAAGCGTCACACCTGTATCAGTCACGCCTGTAATACTACCTGAAACGCCGTAATAAAAATAATTGATTATTTCATTCGCTGTCGCGGTCGGACCTATTTGCAACGCTGGAGTGGTCACGAGCCCTGTGGTTGTGAGAGAATCTATCGTTGCCGTGTTCGATCCACTGAGACTCCCTAAAAACACCATATTAATATACACGTGTATTTAAAAATCAATCACAATGTAGTCAACGACAACTGTGTTATTACCCGAAGCCCCTCTTTTTCTGATGCGCATATCGAAGCTTGATGTCGTCTTGTTATCGACGAGAGCGCTAAAGATAAAACTATTCGCAACAGTAGGATCCAAGAACACGTTATAATTGGCGTCTGGCATAGCCGGACTCAGTGTGACGGTCACGACTGTAGTGGTGTCCTGATTAACATTGGATACACTTTGATTGCTCCACCTGAAAGATTTGAATGTGGATCCGTCCGTCCCACCCATTCTAAAAGTTCCTGGACTGGCGACAACCGAGCTTGCACTTATCGTCGTTGCGCTGGCAGTTGTCGAATCGAGAGCTCCGAAGAACGGCATCTAATATATAGCCCACCAATTTAATGCGGTGATGGATGGAGACGAATTCGTCCCTGATTTATAAAAGTACGCTGTGAAATTGGTTGTTGTTACAGCAGATACTACGACGGTCATGGGGAAGCCACTCGCCGACTCAATTTGGAGTATAACAGTTGTTGGCACCGACGGAAAAGTGACTCCCCATGACATGGTAACTTTTGTGCCTTCGGCTGAGAAGGGGTCGTCCGCCCGACCCGTTCTCATTCCGTTTATAGTTGTTGTACCGTTCACCCGAACACTATCCACCGTCGCGCCAGTATTTATGGTCACAGTCCCTGCAGACATAGTTCCTCCTGTAAAGTTGCCTATTAAAGTCATCTCCTGTTATACTGGTAGAAAATATGGCAAACACTGTTGTTGTGAACATGTCTACACTTGAAATCATTCTGACCTACCCGACTGATAGCCCAGATCCCCCGAAGATTCCGATCGTCTATGATGCTCAGCTTTTTATTATAGAAATGGATGAAGATCCGTCAACGCTCGAAGCTTTTTTGGACGAGGATGGAGGCGTCAAGTTCCGGCCCATCTCATAAAAATATCCAACTATAAATCAGATGGCGACTGAGCGACTCGTCTTTGCCGATTCGGCCAACCGGGACTCCGCTCTTTACCCTTCAGGCAATTCATACGTCCTCCACCTGACCACGCCCATAAAGAACATCGAGCGTGTGGACCTGGTCAGTGCTCGTGTTCCAAATACAATGTACAACCTCACAAACGGGTCGAACGTAATCAGCATCAACAGCTCAAACGTGTCTTTGAACGAGGGATTCTATTCAGTCTACGGATTGGCTCAGGCTCTAACCACGACGACCATCACACTCGAGTACCTTCCCGACGAGGGCCACTTTTTGTTCTCAAAAGCCACCTCATTCACCCTGTTCATCCACTCACAGGAACTCGCCACCATGCTTGGTCTCACCAAGGGCGCCCTCTACACGTCAGGACTCGCTGGGCCTACGGATCCAACCTACTCCGTAAAGTACATCGTGCGATCCACAACCCTCGTCGACCTCAGTCAGAATGAATACATCTTCCTGGACATTGACGAGCTCCGCACTCCGAGTCACGTCGACACAGGCTCTCTCCAGGGCAACACCGGGACCGTCAGTGGCTCGAATGCGAACCGAAACTTTGCGCCCGTCATTATGGACGTTGGGTCTTCATGTATCAAAAATTTCCACGAGAACAAAGACTACCGCGTCTCGGTCGACTACCCAGAGCCCATAGGCAGCCTCCAGCGCCTGACGGTCCGGTGGGTCGACAAGGCTGGCACCCCCCTCAACTTCAGGGGGTGGGACACGAACGCATTCGTTCTCAGAATTCACGTCCGTCCTGATCCTGAAAGAACCTTGCCGCCCACTCCACCCCTCCATGACGTCGAGCTCAAACGCATCATAGACGCCATGACCATAGCCCTTCCACCACCGCCCAAGGAGGACCCAAAGTTTAAAATTCCATGGTTCCTCTTGGTTCTGGCCGTGCTCATAGGCATCTTTATATGGAGGACGTTTGGGAACCGGCCCATGGTTCCTCCTCCTCAGGTTCCGGTACAGATGATGAGGTAGTCCAAAGAACAGGTGTTCCAGGACCTTTCGACCCTCAGGTTCCTGACAAGGTTGTGTAAAATAGATATTCAGTTGTAACTTCTTTTTCAGGCACGAGGTCCCACCATTTTGTAACCGTTTTCTCCAACTCTTTCAAGCGTCGGTCCCATTCAGCCCCCTTTTTCACAAGTCCCGAGCCGTGCCAACACCCCTTAATCTTTTTACCGGTTTCATCTACGTAAGAGTCAGGGTTGAACCTTATCATAACCATATGTCTTGATCCCAGACCCTGGAAGATACTCATGAGCCTCTTGTTTTCACATGACGTGTCATACCTCTCGTGTTGGAACTCATCCACTTCTACTATGATTGTATGACTTCCTAATTCAATAACAAAATCAGGTCTGAACCTGAAACAATCGACAGCCTTGTCGTGAGTGATTATGGAGTCTGGCCATTTACTCACTAAAAAGTCCTTGACGGCCCGTTCCTTTGTTTTAAACTTTCTAATCTTAGGACTATCAGGGAACACGTGTGAAAAACATTGGGCACAGTGACCCTCGTGGTCTTTTCGTGCTCGAGTTGAGCAGCATATAGAACACTTTTTTTCCCATAAATTTATCATTCCGTCTAATGCGTGACCCGTACAATATCGCGCCATCTTGGATCCAAGTGTATTACAACATGCAGTTTTTGAACACCCATCCTCTTCACAGAAGTTTCGGGCAAATACTGCCATGTCCGATTTCATATGTTCCTGGCAATAATCTGCGCGCGTGTATCCATACGTGGGGCGTGTATTACAATCTTTACACGTTCGATCTACGACGTTCCACATATTAGGATCCTTGTGTTTTGAACAGTGGGTGGGGCGGTATTTTACCACACCATACCTGGCGGTGGTTCCACACTCTGGACAACATGGAAAACGAAGATATATCATGTCTTCTTCTTTGTGCTTGGCGCATTTCACCATAGGACCATCTTTAAATCCAAATGAAGGTTGAGCATTACAATCGGTGCATTTTTTAGACCATAGCACGACCATCCCCTTTTCAATATGAGCCTTACATCTTGTAGGTCTTTCTCCTACTTTTCCATAACTACATGAAATGTTACATTTCGCAACTTCACATTTTTTCTTCGCCAAATTTATCATATCATTCTTTTTGTGAGCGAGACAGAAACCCACCGTCTCGTACCCAAAAGAAGCTATTACAGAACATCCTTCATAATTACAGATGACCATATTCTATTTACAATCTTATTTTTTAACAGCATATACTGGAATTTTAAGCCCGACCCATAGTTACCGCGTAGGTGGGCTGCTGGGGCTCGTTGATCTTCACGTTGGTGGCCAGTGCCTTGATGGCCATGAACACCACGATGGCCAGCAGGGTGGTGAACAGCGCGGACAGGATGTAGTACTGACCACCGTTCTTGCCAACCTGGACCACCTGGGAGATGATCCAGCGAACAACGTCCATCCACGCGACGGCGCTGGCGAAGGCGAATCCCGCCACGATGGAGTTCAGGGACTGGGCCTCGAGCTGGAGAGCGATAGCGGAAATCATGGCGGCCATTTTTATTATTGTATACGAAAAAAATATGACGGGTCCCAGGGGTCCCAAGGGTCCCAGGTTTCAACTGAGCATTCGCCATAGTTTTCTTCTGGACCCTGGTCAAATCCCGGAAGGTCATCTTCAGTCTCATAATCCTCCTCTTCGAGCAACACGGAATACTTGGGTTTCGTCCTGGAGAGATCGTAGCCCTCTTCAGAATCTTCCTGGACCCACCAGGTCATCTAATTTTCACGCTGTTTGTCTATGGCGTTTTTCAACGCACGTTCAGAAGGGTTCTGGGGTTCCCATGTATCCCACGAGTCGGCGCACTGGTTCATCTTCATGGCCTGATCGTCGTCCGCACCCTCGTACTTGGACCACACGAGGTCCTCGTCGTCGACCGTCTCCCACGAGTCCGAGTCGGAACCATCCTCATCAAAATCAGGGTCAGAATCGGTGCCCGATTCCTCATAAATCTCAGGAAACAAAGACCCTATCTGGCGCCCAGTGACGTACCGGGCGGAGTACATCATCCCAATTCTCATATCCTCCTGGAGAACCACGTCGCGGCCGCACGCCTTTGCGTAGTGTGCGGCCATGACGGTTGCTGATTCCATGACTGGCCTGAAGATGTCGAGAGCCGAATTGAGAATGGCCGACGTGTCCAAGTCTCCGTCGCCTGTCTTCATCATCACTGGAATTTCAGAGTAAAATTAGAAACAAAAATAGTCGCGCGATCCTCGGTTACTGAAAATTAGAAAACAAAATTGTCGCTTTCCCGTTGGCAACCTCGAGGAAATTGTAGTTTACAGCATAGACTCTGATGTTTCTAGCTGACGCACTGGAGTTCAAATTCAATTTTAAAATTTGATTCTGAATTCGAGAAAGGTTCACACCGCCTGACGGCCTCGTGGACTCTGGATCTAGGCTGAAAGAGTACATGTAGAAGTAGTACGAGGGAACGCGCGTGTGAAACTCTAAACCTTGAATGACCCTGAGAAACAGTGGGGTGCCCACGTCGGTCGATATGCGTTCCGTAGAGTTGAAGAAGAGCTCGAGGCTGCTAATTTGCTGGACGTTTGAAGTGTTGTCGGCTAAAAAGTCGTACGCAAGAGCCGTTTCGTTTTGAATAACAAAATAGAGTTCCTTGACGATGTTTGAAAATCCCATGTTGCATCGGACGGACGTGGCTCCCAGAGGCGCGAAGAACTCGGACAGTTGAACCTGCTGCAAAAGGTGAATTTGCGGGGTTTTGCGGATGTATTCAATCTCTTTCTGCCCAAGATACGTATTCTCGACGTGGATATAGATCTGGATAGGATCTGTGATGTCTACTGGAGGTATAGTGAACGTGTTTGAAGGTTTGGTGACAATCCTGAAAATTACGGGTTCATTGAATGCACACAATGGGATTCCCCTTTTAAGGATTGAAAAAGGGAGTGGAATTGTGTAATTAGACGCCGCGACCTGCGTCCCCTTGCCGAACAGTCCCTCGAGTGCCGGTTGTTTACCCTGTGGAACTTCAATGTCGTATTTCATGGCAATAAACTCTCCATAAATTCTCTCAATCAACATGGAACCTATATAAATCTCCACGTGTTCGATGAAAAGGGTCCCGACGGACTCTTCAACTTGAACATTCAATAGACTTGGCGGGAAGAAAACTTTGAGGTACATTTCCGTGATGAGATCCCCCGACCGCGGAAGGGTCAAGAAATTCTCGCCGCCGAGAACGAGCAGGTTATCATCGAACTGAACTTTGTCGACTCGGGATGCGTAGAGACTCGACCCTTCATATTTCTCTTTAAAATACGTAACCTCTGGATCCATGCTCAATGCGATATCCTCCTGACCTAAAAAGGCCAAACTGGCACGTGAGGCCATTCCTAATAAGTTCAGAGAAAAAACAAGGGCACCACAGGCGCCGTTTACGAGCCGCAGACGGGCAGCCATCACAAGTCCTTCGGACTCGGTCTCTAAGTGTTGAACCTGATTCCCCCGAGTCCGTCTGAAATCTGGAGAATATTGTAATTCACCGCCATTACCCTAAGTTCTTTAGCGGGGAGGAATTCCTGTCCTCCACAGTTGAGGGTCAGAAGAACCTGCTTAATTCGACTGAAATTGATCTGTCCATGCGGCTTTGGAGACGAGGTGTTGCCGGTAAAGGCATACATGAAAAAATCGCGTTGAGGAAAGTTGGGGTAGTGATTGAACGGTTCTATATCGCCCGTATAAAGAGTATCCGTCGTGTCCGGTGTGAAAATCTCCTGGCCGTTGAAGCTGAGACCAAAACTCAGGACGGCGTTGTTCGAGTAGTCATATGGTTTCTGACTTGTGGGTTGGACCACGAAGAAAAGCTCGCGCACGGGATTCTTAAAGTCCAGATTGAACACGGCATTTTGAAAGCCTTGTAGGAGGCCTATTGTCTGATATTGACACTGTGTAATCATATATTCTAGTCGGGCATTCTGGAACCAACGAATTTCTGGGTCTGATAGGTACACGTAATCTGTGATGATGGTGGCTCCCAGTGTGGGATTGGTGATCTGAATTGAAGTAAGTTCTTCGAATTTCCTGAACGTGACGTGAACCTCCACGTCTTGTCTGCCGAGCGCCACGAGAGGCAAGTACAGCGACGGATTTCCGTTGAAATAAAAGGGCAAATTCACGTAGTAATCGCGACCAGGAGGGGCGACGGGCGTCGCATCATTCTTCCCCGTGAGGATCTGTAACCCTGGTTGATTTTCAAAAGGAACATGGAGGTCGTTCCACAACTCGATAAATTCGCCGGTAAGAGACTGAATCGTCTGACCACCAATCTTTAGTTCAGCAGTTTTGATTGCCCATGTAGCCACTGAATCGTAATACGTATACGCCAGCGACGTCGCTTGTGAGTCGGCTGGACTTGTTATGGGGTACACAGAGATGAATGTATTTGAAAATATATTAGGAGTGGTGGTGGAGCCACCGACCGTTATTGATATTTGGTATGTGTTTGCGGTGTTTGAGACGATGAGGGGAATTTGAAATGTGTATGGAGGCAATAGACCGAGACCAACCTGATAGGTCTTGGTCCCGAAAGTTACGCTGCTCACAGGATCCGCTGTACAAACCGCGCCAGTAAGCATGTAGGTTCCGGCATTGCTGAATTGGAGACCGGTCTGTGTATACGATATAAGGTTAGAGGCGCCACTGGACGTGAAATTGTCAATGAAATTGAAAGGACTCGTGATCGTAGCGACGCTTGATTTAAAGGTTAGACCGTTTTCCGGTAGAATGACTCCATCTGGAGTGGTTCCGGTGTAAACTCCTATTTTATTCACGACAAAGCAACTATTTGAAAGGATGGTGGTGATGGATGTTGTCGTGATATTCATAGTGTAGTTCCGATTAGAGTCCGCCACGGTGACCGGCATCGTGAATGCAAATGTAGGGTCGCGTCCTTGCGGCGAGAGGTCGTACATGTACTGGAGGTTGGAGCCTTCCCATAGAGCTACATTCGAGACGTACCCACTATTCAAATATATCACACCGGTTATTAGGTAGTCGCCGGTAGTTGTAAATTTTACAATTGACCCTGGATTCAGAGTCACGGACCGGTTGCTTGGCGCATAGACGTTGTTGAAGAGCTGTATCTGACACGGATTGGCGTCCATGACTATATCCGAGTTCAGCAGGTAATTATCATTCACTGGATTTATGGAAATGTATGAATTCGATTGAACTTGCGTACCCGTGCTCGTCATGTAAAAATAATAGGTGTTTGATAAGTTTGTTATGTTCATTGGAATAACAGAGGGCATGGAGGGGTCTGGGGATACGCGAAAAGTGTATATATATTCGAAATTGGGGTTAACTGGTCCTCCTCCCTCGATGGCTTCAGTCGTGCTCGAGCCGTATGAGAATGTGTGTATGGACCCGGCGCCAATGTCGACGCCAACCTTGAGAGAATATCTCCCCTTCTCTTTGAATTTTAAACGTCCTCCAGATGTTATAACGTATTTAGCAGATGGATCTTGAACCGTCCAGTAAGGTCCAGCCTGAGATGTTAAATTTAGATTGAGAAATTGATCACCAGATATATTTAATGGCTGCGTCAGGGAGGTGAAGAATCCTGTCCTGGCGTCTGCTGGGAAGGTGCCAGTCGTCTTGATCCACCCCGATTGTTCAAGTGTAAAATCGGAAGTTCGCGTCACTGTAGAAGTGAAATTTGCTGAAGAATTTGAGATTGAATTTGATACTAAATTAGAAGTGCTATTGACGGTATACACGAGATTGCCGCTTACCGGGTTTATGTTCGAATAAGCTTTCGGGTCCAATCCAAAAAACACGCCTGATGCGAGAAAATTTGAAGAGTTTTCAACCTCTATTGCGGTACAGTTGCTGAATATAAACTTGTTTAGACCGTAATCGTAATTTACATATGGAGTGAATAATGGCGTGAGCCAGATGGGTATATTGACTGTCGAATAATACGACACGAAAGTTACAGCAGTGATGGTTGCGTCACCAGATCCGTCTGCTGAAGATATGATGCGTATGTTCGGGTCGTTCGTTTCTTCATCTGGAGCCGTCGGCCAAGTCCAGTCGGAACCCGGGTTATACAGAGCTGGTAGCCTCAATTTGAGCGTCAGCCCCCGTATGAGATCTCCTTTTAAGGGGATTCTACATATATTGTTCTGACCGTACCCAACTTGCTGATCCAGGAAGGGGATGTCGTAGGCTTCAAGAACGAACGGCGTGTGTCGCCGATACACACCGGAGAAGTACGTTACTTGAGGGGATCCGGTGAGATACGCATCTTGTTGTCCAATCGCTGCCAGCTGGATGTAACCAGCGGACATCTCTAATAAATCCGAAGGATTTATTTACGCCCGAAGGGCGCCCCGTATATCTCGGTCTTGCTGCTGCGCTCACAGCCTCCCCTAATTTTGCGTGAAAATGGTAGATGACGCTTCAGCTCAAAAAGTTCGATCCGTCTAAAATGGCTGATGACAAAGTTTGCGTCTTTATAGGAAAGCGTGGTACAGGCAAGAGTACGCTGGTGACGGACATTCTCTGGCACAAAAAGAATATACCAGCAGGAATCGCCATGTCTGGAACCGAGGAGGGTAACGGCTACTACAAGCAGTTCATTCCAGACCTGTTCGTCTATGGCGATTACAACAAAGAGGCTCTCGAGAAGATTATCGAGCGTCAAAAGAAGCTCTTGGCCGCCGGGAAGTGCAATCCCGTATTTATCCTCATGGACGACTGCATGTATGATAGGTCGTTCATGAGGGATGTATGTATTCGGCAGCTCTTTATGAATGGGCGCCACTGGAAGATATTCTTTATGATGACGACCCAGTACTGTATGGACATGACGCCCATGATTCGCACGAACGTTGATTACGTGTTCGCCTTGCGCGACAATGTCCGACAGAACCGCGAAAACCTGTACAAGGCGTTCTTTGGCGTCTTCCCGACATACGATCAGTTTTCACAGGTGATGGATGCGTGTACCGAAAACTATGAGTGCCTCGTTCTCGACAACACCTCCAAGAGCAACCGCATAACTGATTGTGTCTTTTGGTACAAGGCCCCTATCCGTCGTGGATTTCACGTGGGCTCCGCCGCTTTCTGGCAATATCACCAGCGCCACTATAACCCGAGGGCGGTCGTCCAGCCCCTCGCCCCGGTGACCCAGCGCAGAGGAGGGACGGTGATTGTCAAGAAATCAGGGGCGCGTAGTTAGTTCATCTTTCTTTTCATGACCAGAATTAGATGTTGACATACGACCCGAGTGTTTCAGAAATGTCATCGCCTATTCCAGTCGCATCGGCTTCGGTGGAGATGGAGGCTCGGAAAGATGATAGTAAGCAGATGGTCCCCACCGGCCTGCTGCGAGAGCCGGCTGAAAAAAATCTAGACGAATCTCAAATGGCGGAGTTTTCGTCGTCGATTGAAGATGTGATGCCCGGTCCCGGCCAGATGATGCAGGATGAGGTTCAGGGATCCCCCTACGAGCAGGCGCCACCCCAGAAGGCCAAGGCGGCGAGCGGCTCCAAGGGGGCCTCCTCCTCAAAGAACCCCCTCGGCCTCACAGACGAGCAGTACTATGCGGCGCTCGCCGGTGTGGCGGCGGTCATCGCCTTCTCCAAGCCTGTTCAGGGCAAACTGAGCACCATGGTGCCCAAGTTTCTGGGTGATTCAGGCGATCTGTCCGTGACGGGCATGGCGGTTTCGGCCCTGATTGCCGCCATCATCTTCTACTTTGCTCGTCAGTTTCTTTCGGAGAAGGCCTAGGTCACTCCCGGATCGAGTCTCCGCAATAAGTGCGCATCCCACCCTTGGTATAAAGTCCGTTATCAATGCAAATCTTCTTGAGTTTTTCAAAATTCTCCCAAAATGCAAGCGAGTGATCGTACTCTGGCACAGTCATATGTGCGAGTTCGTGAATGAGCACATAAAAAGCCGAGTTTACATCGTCTCCATCCAGGCAGATGTAAATTTCGTACCCTTTATTCACGTTGGAACCTATGACTCCATCCTTCTTCCCATTGAGTCCAGTAATGATTGCTGGTTTGAGAACCGGTTTCCATAGTGGATCTCCAGAATCGCGAAGAATATCGACCGTCTTGAAGTACCGCTCCTTCAGCTCGGTCAGCATTTTTGGTTCTGAATTAGTGAGAACCACCAGCAGCAGTAGCAAGGCGGCCACAAGTAGCCATACCCACCACATCTCTAGCATTTACAAAGACAAATTTTGTGTATAAATCCGAGATTAATCCAGTCGGCCTGGACACCATGGGTTCCCAGGCGAGACGGTCGAACCCCATATCTTTCAATTTCTGGATCAAAATCGAGCCATCCAGAAGGGGCTCCTCCTTGGGACCGTCAGCGTAGAAGGGGCCACCTGCCAACCGTACATGGAGTTTTTCATTTTCAATCTTGAATTCGTTTCTTAAATTGTCTATGAAGTGGCCATTTTCATCCGCCATGGATTCTGCCCGTGCTTTTTCGGGTGTGATTCCCATGAGGAGACCTCCCAGCTTCAGGGAAACCTTGATCGCCTTGAGCGATTCTGTAAGTGTATTTTCATTTTCAAAAATGTAGTGGAGTGAAAAATTGTAGCAGACCACGTCATACGGCCCAGCAAAAGCCGCCTGTCGGATATCACCTTTCCCAAGGAACCAGACCCCAAACTGCATTTCGTGTGCACGCTCCTCGGCTTCCAGCAGGGAATCCTCGTCAGGATCAATTGCGGTTACATGGGCCTTCACCGCCTTCCACTTCCACCAGTCGCCACCACGACCGCATCCACAGTCGAGAACGTGTGAACCAGGACGAACCCATTCCGCGATCAATTTACGTTTGTAATTGTTGTGAGATTTACGGAGATCTTCCATTGTACTTGCGTAAACAACGGTCCCATTCCTTATTTAACGCGTCTTGTACGGCCAGGGTTTCATATAGGGAATGATTTTGGAACTCTTGTATATTCATGGTATCGGGTATAGAATCAAAAAATGCGTGTATCTCTTCTATTGAAGCATCACGAAACGTATATCCACTTATGGGTTTCCATGTTATTTTTCCAGTCAACATACCACTTATATCACTTGGGCGAACTGCTGTATTTTCACTCGCGACGCTTACGTTGAGAAATACCGTTGCCGCACCGTCTTTTATGGCGCTCACGAGTTTCACCGCCCTCTTGATGATATTTGCCCGAACCGTCATTGGGTGAAGGTTCTGGAGTGTGTTATTCGTCGCGTCTCCGTCGATATGGTCTCCATTCTCACCAGCACCCAACTCCCTACCTAGTACACACTCGATCATCAAACCGTATAGCGCACGAGTCGCCCCTTCCGATCCCCGTCACCACCAGCACATACGGCAACAAGCTCCCGAGCAACTTCAAGTTTGGAATTTTTTAAATTGTAATAATAGATGATGCCCCCCGGTCCACCATCCAAAATGCCGTTCATAATCGGCGGGTTGGTTTTAGTAGTGGTAGTGGTAGTGGTATTGGTCGTTGTAATTTATTATCTAACAAAGGGATCCGAGACTCCAGCGCCGACGCCTATGCCCCCTGCGCCGGCTCCTCAGGGTTCTGGACCCGCTCCTTATTCGGGGCCGGCTCCTCAGGGTTCTGGACCCGCTCCTTATTCGGGGCCGGCTCCGCCGAGTCCGTCGCCGACGCCTATGCCCCCTGCGCCGGCTCCTCAGGGTTCTGGACCCGCTCCTTATTCGGGGCCGGCTCCGCCGAGTCCGTCACCGCCGCCACCAGGAGGATATACATACACGTACACAGGACCAGCTTTTCAGAGTTCTAGCCCGAACGGCTCGGACGATACTCGCCTTCTTGTGACATTTAAGACGGCGTCGCCGTTGCCGGCTAATACTGAATTCATCACAGCAAGCGCAGCTACAGCAAAGTATGCCGTCTTGAAAGTGGTTCGTAGCGGCATCACAATTTCGTCACTTCAAGTGAGTGATGGTAATTTCAAACTTCACACTAACAGTTCTGGATTGATCGACGCATGGTTTATTTTTGGCAACGATGGAACACATCAAGCATACACGATGAACACCATGTCATATGTTCTTAGAGGGATTAATGGGAAAACTGGCTATGACCAAGCCACCTGGAATAATGGCAATAGTGGCGGAAGAACGGGACCGCCTGCTCCCATCAACTCGTGGAGCGTGCAATTTTAGAGCATCTCTCAATTTGATGAAAGGCCGCTCTTCTCCTTTCGATCTCCACGACCCCCAGCAATCTGTATTCCGTACATGCGTTCTGTATAAACCGCTCGTCGCCACCTGAAATTTTTGAAATTTAGAATGCGCCGGAAGTATTTCACCCGAAGGAGCGTCACCTCGAGTGAATATGATACCTTTGTGCACGCGCCCATCCCTTAGGTACTTATTGATGCAACTCGGACCGACACCATAAGCCACAGCCGCCGCAGCTGGTGAGCAGTATCGCGCCAACTCCTCCCGAGTTTCCGAGTTCAAAACAATAACTGTAGTAGCATTTATGTTGTGCTCCGTTTTTTCTCGTTGGTTCGCGACCTGCTCCATATGGGTTGCCCATCGAAGATTGAATATACTGTCATTGAGAGGTTCTCTGAAATTTATATGATCGGCCGTATAACTTTCATTTGGCCGACGTCTTCCAGATGCTGTTAGAATGAGATGCGAACGCAATCTCATCTTTTTACCGACGTGAATCATCATTTTACCATTTAGGATTGTTCCACTAATCACACCATTATCATTCAGTATCTCACCAAGCTCGAGTATCGCGAAACCCTCAAATGACTCACCTTCATCTGTATACCTAAACTTGATCCAGTTCGACCTGTCTCGATACAAGTATATCAGGTTTTCACTTGCGCCTCTATTGAAAGTTCTGATTCTATACAGCAGGTCTTCATCACTCGCCCTGTGGGCGTTCACAACCTTTCTGCGTTCCTCTATAGGTTTTAGGGCAAGGGAACGATTGAATCTTAAAATTGATGCGGCGGTGAGTGAAAAATCGTCGTGTGTGAATGGCTCTACTCTACACTCTTTTCTTGTCCTAATTTCCTTCTTTATTTCTGAAATTCTTGCAAAGTCCTCTCGAGTTTCATCAGGCTGACGCTTCCGTAAGAATGCCGCCATTCTACTCTAACGTGCGTCTATATTTTATTTACTTAAAGCTGTGTCTAGTTGTATAAACAAATGGCCGGAGAATTAACTTCTGACTACCTGACTGTTCCAGGACAGCTTTTTGCGTGCGTGTCGTTTGTGGGCCCTGACCTGCCCCAGAAAAATGAGCAGCTGGGCATGAAGATTCGTGGCTGCTTCCCAACTCGCGAGGAGGCGGGGACCCACGCCAAGCGTCTCCAGAAGGATGATGCCTTGGTCGACATTTATGTTGTTGACATGTACAAGTGGCTTCTGATTCCCCCCAAGCGTGACGAGATTGAGGATGTTCACTACCAGAACGACAAGCTCGAGGAGATCATGGCCAACTACCGCAAGAATCAGACGGCTGCGGCGGCCATGTTCGAGAAGCGCAAGCGTGACATGACGGCCAAGCCCCTTGAGGGCAGCGAGACGCCCTTCATCGAGCCAGGTGATGAGAACAGCAAGTACTACACCAAGCCAGATGTGCCTCCCATTCCCCACCCAGCTGATTTGCTCGACGACCTGAAGAAGGAGTTCCCAGAGGCTTCCATCGAGGAGCTGGTCGCCAAGGCGGACATTCGCGTTGCGGCCGAGGTGATGAAGCGCAAGGATGCGGAGGATGCCAAGGTTGCCGAGGAGGCTGCCCGCGCGGCGGAGACCAGGCAGCCAATCATCGAGGAGGAGGAGGTGCCCGACGCCTAAAATGTTGCCACATATTAATAATGTTATTTAAATTGATTGCGGTAGTTGCAGTGTTGATCCTCTTGTACATTTCGTATCAGAGGCTCCCAACTGCACCCGCAAGAATATCTCAAACTGTTGCCGCTTATGACAATCAGTTTGATGTATTCAGAGATATGGAGCCAGCCGACCAGACTCGGGAAAACCCGTGGGTCGGCTTTATCCAGGAGGATGTCCATGTGAACCGAACGGGTCCAATTGGTAATTTTATTGGCGCGGACGCCAGTTCTGGGAATGCGGTTTTGTATGCAGTAACCTGATCGGGGTCTTCGGACTTGGGTGATTTACTTCGCCCCGTTAATTACAATAGGGCGCATACTGATTATGATTGTCCCGATAACTATACCTATCAAAATGAGCCCAATTGGGTTCATGCCCTTGAGGAAATCAAGAGGATCCTTTTGTGGGGTCTCGAGGTCGCGGTGAAACGTGGGGCGGGGCTCATGGACCTGCTGCTGAGGCCAATCACTTTCGGACGGCGGCCCGTTTCTTGACTGGGACGGCTGGTCGCTTTTTGATAGGAAGGGGAGGCTTTCCATCCTCTGTACAATCAGAGTCACTCTCGCTTTTATCTGGCACAACAAATCCATCTAGATTTCCATCATCATCCGCATCTTCTTCGTCGTCAGAGTCCTCGTCCGAGTTGGCGTCGAGATCAGCGTCCGTCTTGATGTCCGACTCGTCCGTATCATAGTCATCCACAGCGTAATCATCCTCAACCTGCTCAACCGGCTCGTAGCGCACTGGGGGTTTAGTGACGCGCCCCGAACGGGTCCGCGTCTCACGTGTCTGCGCGCAGTCTGGGGAAGGGGCCTTCTGATCGACCATCTGGGTAGTCTACGATGGATTCGTTTAAGTACTTTGGGAAAAATTGTATACCCTTGGAAATTGCGTTTTGATTTATAATAAACTCGCCTTCGTAACCAAGCTCTTTCGCAATTTGGTCGAGGGCTTCCTGGTGTTCTGAATCATCCGCTCGTCTGATGCTGATTCCCAGGTCCCTGACGTTCTCGATACAGGCGTACAGGGCACTCGCAGACTCATCCAGACGGTTCGTTGAAGCCAACTGTTCGAACTCTTGGATGTTGACCAAAAATCTTTCCCAGCTCTTTGGGTCCAGACCCGAGTACATGTGGACCTTTTCTTTGTACTTCTTGAAACGTGCGACTGGGCCCATCGGGAAGGAAATCCATAAGAAAACTACAAGAAGGACTACCCACAATAGCAACGTCATTGAGTTGCTCTACTAATGATGGAGGAAGAATATGTTCCCGCCCTCTGAACTCGCGACAGTCCTCGTCGAAACACCTCTGAGAGATGCGTCCTGAGCGTATAGAAAACCATACATGATTTGATTTGTGGTCTCTGTGGATTCCCTCGCAGTACTTGGCGTCTGACTGGGCGAACCACCCATCATGATCGTGACGTTGGATCTTTTTGATGTGGGTTCGCTCCTGACCCTCGAGGTACTTGCGCACAAACTCCTCGAGGGGTCCGTTATTCACGAGGACCTCTTCGGTCCTGGGTGCCTCATCCGTGCGCACGGCGAAGAGGGTGAGTATTTCGGTGGTTGGCTCTTTCGAAAATGTATTACCATCCAGGTCCTTCCATGGAATATATGGATCTCCGGTGGGTTTCTTATGGGACCAGAGCATCCGGAGTCCTGACCCCCCATAGACTGACGCGTCGATGATACGGTCCCAGTCAAATGAAAAGTCTTCAGTTAATTTTAAAATAATTTTAGATCTGAATTGAAGAGCCTGATTTCTGGTGACAACCAGATCCGGCCAATGAATATGAACTCCTGATTTCACGAGCCCCTCGCCAATGGGTCTGGGCCGGGCACGGGCGATCAGACACCTGGACTGTGTTTCCAGGGATTGATGAATTATTGAACAAAATTGAAAAAGATCTTCATCCTTTAGTTTCTCCTGCGCCTTGTAGTCTAGGTCCACGAAAAACTTGAACAGTTCCGTCTTTTGCTCGACTACGTATAATTTCGTTCCTAATTTAATCGCATCCACACAGGATTGGTAAAATTCCTGGGTCTCCTCTGTGGGTACGAACAGAATCCCTCCGTCCATGAGGACGTGAGTGGCATGTCCTTTTGGGACGCGCCATCTTTCGATTGACATTACTAATTTAGAGCCTATTTTCTCTAAGAGTCTTCTTCTTCCGAGTCGATTTGGAGAAAGGACCAAAATGGCCGTGGACCCTTGGATTTTTTAGGGGGCTCCTCGGTGGTCTCGACCTGTGGAGGGGTCTCGACCTGCGGCTGAGACTCTTGGTCCTGCTCGAGTTTTTCAATTTCATAACACAATTTGCGAAGGGTCATACCCTCCGCGAGTTGTACTGGATCCTCACTCTGTCCACGCATCGAGGCCAAGATGGTGGCAAATTCTATTTTTGACCGGGTCATCCTATGGTAAGTGCGTAGCACTTATTTGGTCGCGTGTAGCGCGACCACACAGTTCCTACGGAAGTGTGGTGCTAAATACGGAGGTTGAAAGGCGTCTTGGTGTGGCTCATGGCCTGGTGAAACTCTGGGTTGTCCAAGACGTGTTTACGTATCATTGGCCAGAGGTTTGGCAATTTTGAAATGAAATCTAAATTCTCAAACTTACAATCGTCATTCTCATCGTAATTTTTACGGAAAGGAACTAGATTGGAATCCATCTTGGACATTTCCTCATTGAATCTCTTGATTATATGCCGCTGCTCTATACCCGTCATCTGCATATTGAATAAATATACGTGATAATGGTTGAGCACATCCACGCCATCCTCCACGTCCCTTGGCTCTGGTGTATCGGTCGAAAACTTGAAGTAGGAGTATGAGCCCCTCTTCAGGTTTATGATTCCCCGTGTTTCTTCTTCGAGTTCACGAACCGCACACCGAAGTGGGTTGTAAATCTCGCGTCGGCGACACCCGCCTGTGACAAAAGTCCATTCACGGTATCTTCTGTCGTGCACGATGAGAAAGTGGGGAACTTCATTCACTATGCTTACGGGTATGGCGATTGCTTTGTGCCTCTCTCGAGGGCCTCGGGGACTCGTCATGATTCCCCTCTGATATTTCAGGGTCAAAAAAGTCTTTGAGATTTCCCGTACGTGGGCTGTAAGTAATCAAAAATAGGAGGCCTATGAGCAAGACCCATTGCCAGAGTTGCATGGCTGATATATAACTTTTTTAAAAAACGCCGTTTAATTAGCGTAAAGCAAACTTCCAAGACCGTTCTGGATGCGCAGAACGTTGTAGCCGACTGCGTACAGGTACGTGCTCTTGATGAGGGCGCCGATGGTGATGGTGGGGGGCACGACGATGCGGTACGTGTCCAGACGGGAGAAGTTCAGGGTTCCGGTGGGCTGGAGCTTGGAGGTGTCGAGGCAGTAGTTGATGATGCCGACGTTCGCAGTGCCGGCATCCGCACCGTTGGGCAGGTAGCCGAATGGCGTGTTGTAGTACTGAGGAATGTCCACAAAGGCGGGCAGGTGGCGGAACTCGCCAACGTCCACGCCGTTCACCTGGGTCTTGAGCATGTGATCCTTGACCAGGGCCGAGTTGACACCCTTGGTGCCATAGGTCTGGTGGTAGGCGTTGCTCGTAAAGGCCAGGAACTTGACGGGCTGAGCCAGGGCCAACTCCTGCATCGTCTGGGAGCCGAGAACGATCGTGCGCTGCACCTGGGTAATCAACAGATCCTGGGGCGTGTTGGCAAAGTAGTCACGCTCGGTCTGATCCAGGTAGGTGAAGTTACACCACGCAATGTACTGAAGTTTGTTGTAGTTTACGGCGTTGGCAGCGGCATTGAAATCCGTCACGGCCGCCAGGTTGTTAGACCAGGTAATACGCAGCTCCACATCGTGGAACTGGAGGGAAACCAGGGGCAGAGCCACGGACCAATCCTTGTTGAAAAAGAACTTCAGGGGGTAAAAGCCCGAGATGCTGTTGTTGGAGCTCAGGTGGTTACCAGAGTTGCCGATCAGGTAGCGCTGGCTGGTATTCTGGGCACCAGTCACTGGCTCGATCTCGGTCGAGTAGGTGATGTCCTGGGTGTCGATAACCTGGCCACCGATCATGAGCTCCACCTTGTCAATCACGTTGGACCAGTTGACGATGGGCACAAGAGAACCGTTACCGTCACGAGCCGTCATGTAGATGTAGTTGAGCAGGTCACCCTTCTTCTCCAAACGGATGGTGGAGATGCCGCCGGCGATGGGGGCGCCCTGGATCACCTGACGCTCCACTGAGCTGGCGTAATGGGTATACCGCCGGTAGCTCGAGCGAAAAAAGGAGACCTCGGGCTTGCCCGTCAGCCATGCGTCCTGAGCACCAGTTGCGACAAGTTGAACGATACCACCGCTCATTTTACAATTGGTTTAGATTATTTTAGACGGAGGAAAGGGGCGGGAGGGCGATGGGATTTTTTTCCAGCTGCTGGATGGCCACGTCAAGGCACGTGTTCGACGCAAGAGGATTGAGTCGGCCCTTTTTCTCATCAAATCTGTAAAACTCGGCGCCCAAATAGTTCTGGAAGCGCCCGCCGTTCATGTGAGAAACTGGTACCGACTTGGACTCTGAGCGGAGGTTCGTCATGGCGCCCACCTGATTCACGGGGTCGTTGCGCACGTTCATGTTCTGACCATTGCCTGCGCGATCCGGCTTGGAGCGGTAGTCGCTGCTACGCGTAAGGGACTTGTCGGTGTACGCCGCCTCGCCACCCGATGCGTATGGCTGAGCCACATTGTACTGGGCGGGTCCCATGGAGAGGGTGTCGTTGCGCGTCGTCTGCTCATCACGAATGGTGCTGCGAGCCGTCTTGAGAAACTCCGGACGTCCCTCGGCGCCTGTGATCGCGCCGCCCTGCCCCTGTGCGCGACCCTCGGCAGGATCACGGTGCCACGCCTTGGAATCCTTGGCCTGGTGTGTGACCTCTCCGATGCCACCGGCACCTCCGCTCTTGACGAAGGAATCCGAGGGACCGGTGCGACCCTCGAGCGTCGTGAGGCGCTCCTCATTGACATTGTTGGGCAAAACACGGAAGTACTGGTGAAAGCCACCGGCAGCGTCCACGTTGGAACCAACGCCCAGACCTGGGCCGACGCGACGGCGCTCAATTGGCTGGAGATTGTTCATTTTGTTCGTCACATACTGGCGATTATACAGGTCATAAACGGGCTGACCGAATGGAAAACGATTCGCATCTTTCGTGGTGTCCTGAAGGTTCGGCACTGCATCCTTTTCCTGAAGACGCCAATCGCCGATGCGACGGCCGAGGTTCGGGGTCATGATCTTCAGGTCAAATGCATCCTTGGAATGATCACGGGCATTCGCCGCCAGATCAATGTCTCGGCGGGTAATTGGTCTAGTGGTTGGCAGTGGTTTACGCTCCTGGAATGACTCTTCACGGCCATCAGAGAGACGCTTACCGGCAAACACAAGACCCACAACGGCGACCAATGCGAGGGGATCCATCGCTAGTTATGTTTATGTATTATTTTTTTTACTTCTTTCCCATGTAACGCTGAACAAAACGATTGTTCTGATCATCGGCATAGGTACTGATGGGATCCCACGACATCACTCGCTGTGGGATATCCACGTAGGAATTGGGAAAGTCGTAAGTCTGCTCGGACCACCCCTTTTTGGACGACGTCGTGGTCTGCTCACGCAGGTACGAACTCGCGTCGGCCAGGTCCTCGAGCAGCACGGTCGCCGGGCCCATGTGAACATTGGGCTGGAGAATAACAGGGGCCGCATCAAGACGTGGCATTCTTAATTTTAGTCACGAAAAAAACCAGGCTTACCGACCATTGCCGCCACGCATCTGCGTGCGCTCTGGGAAATGGAACTGAGAATTGTCTATATCGCAAGCGCGTCCACCCTGGTCCTTACACATTGGAGCAAACTGTTTACCGTATGCGGCGGTCGCAAAAGCGTTCTGGTCGTTGGGAATGGTGGTTGATGCAGTCGTGTAAAAGTTGCGCTCGGCGTCGCGTACACGCTCAAACGGATGGATGGTGCTCCATGCCGCCTGAACATCGCCACGGACACTTGGGTACCATGCGGCCGGCGGGCGATCTGGATTCTCGGTGTATTCGTTCATCAAAATATTGCCCATTGGGTTTGAAACTGATGGAAGCGTCACCTGATCGCGCAGAATATTTGGGGAGCGGCCGTCACTGAAGGTTGACCGAACGAGTCCGTCTGAAATCAGATTCGAGGTCCACATGTAATAAAGAACACCGAGCGCGAGCGCGCCGAGCGCAAACACACGAGGATCACGGTTGATCAGGTACACCACAATTGTAGCGTAAATAATGAACCGGGACGTCGCCATGACACGCTGTTTTGCCGACTGCCGCGACGTGGGCCAAAAGTTCATGAGCTCGCTGCTTTTGAAAATATCTTTCACATCCATTCTGTTGTTTACTGAGAAATCTTTTTCGTACGCTTACCCTTCCCCTTCTGTACTGGGGGAGGCGCCCCTCCGAGCATTGCTGCGAATGGGTTCGCGCCACCACCGCCTCCGAGCATCTGGGCCAACATGCTGTTCATACCCGACATGAGAGCAGCCTCGTCAAGTTGACCGTCCGGGTTCTTCTTCATATTTTTCGCGCAGTTCTCGGCAGCCGACTCAATCATGCTCAGAGTCTCGGGGGGGAACATGCTGATGGTGGTGCCTAGCATATAGAGAGTCTGGAAATATTGCCAAATCGCCGCTTTCGTGTTCTCGGTACACTCTGCGGTGTTCCAAATAACGTGAAGATTCAGGTTTACTGCAACCGCATTCGCCTCGCAAAAGAACGCGGCGCCATCCTTTGCCATCATCTGACTGGTCCAAACGGAAATATCCTTCATAAATTTATCAAACGAAGCGCGGTTCATTGGAGCCGCCTGGGCTTCTTTAATCTTGGGTTCATCGGGGAAAGCCTGTGCGAGTTCACCGAGGAACTGACCCATCATCTCATTGAATGCAGCGAGGGTGGTCATTTGTACTTTAATATATCTTCTTCCTTAAGTTAGTATGGTTCTCTCATAATTGGATCATGCGAACCCTGCCCCTGGCTGACGATAAAGTAAACCAAAAGTGCGACCATGAATGCATTCTTGAAATAGTCGGAGTTTTTCACCTTGCCTTCGTTGTTCATCTTCGCCTTGATGAATACGTATCCCACGACGACGGCACCGGCAATAATGGCGGCGCTAAACGGCTCCTTGAAATAGTGATCCATCGTGCTACTAGTTTACAACATCTTATTTACGTCCTTTACGCGCCAAGCTTTTGAATTTTGGTAGGCGCGTCATCAAACAACGTCTGTTCTGGAATCGCGGGGGTGGTTCCAGGAACCGACGGAGGTGTGAGCCCGTCTGTGGTGGTGACCATTGTGTCGACCCCCCCTGGAGTCTTGCCAATCTCCATGCCACCTGTACCCGCCGCGTCGCTGGCGGTGGGCATGGCGTCCATGTCGTCCTGAATTTCGGGAATCTCCTCCTCCTCCATCTCCGGGGTTTCCTCATCTTGGTCCATGTCAAGATCTCCCCCCGATTCAGGGAGAGGAAGGTACGTGTTCAGAATCTCAGCAGTCGGCACGAGGTCTTCGATGACGAGGCAGATGTGCTTGTGGAAGCGCTTGTTCATATCCTCGTTACGCTCAGATTCGTTGTTGTTCTCACTGATGATGTAAGGGCTCTCGTACAGGTCCTTGGCGCACGCCTCGTAGCACCGCTGGACAAACACGTCATTTGCCGGGAGCTTGATGCTAATCTTCTTTGACTTTCGGTCGGTTCTGATGGCGCTCAGAATTTTAACGTGAATTACAAAAACAGCAGCAATGAGGTTTGGGAACAGGGACTGATTCTTGATGATCGCCTCTGTATTTTTGAGTGAAATTGAAGAATTCCACGTCTTGACTCCCCGAAGGAGCTCCTGAAAGACCCGCGTCGTGTTCTTGCCCTGGGACTCCTTCTTGGCCTCGAGCCAAATCTCCCAAAAGGCCTCGATCATCACGGGGATCATGGCGTCACAAAGTTTTTTAGTAAAACGGCGCTCGGATTCGTTGAGGATATCCATTGTTAAATGCGGAGCATTTATTTGCTAGGGCCGCAACGCGGCTTTACATATAAAAGTATTTTGGCGTTGATGTGCGGAACTCCTTCACGTACTTGTTGATGTTGCGGTTGTTGCTTCCCTGGCCGTAGTTGTGAATGGCCTGTAGGATATTGGTCCGAGACATACGTACCGGAGATCCCTGGCTCACATTCTTGTAGCTTCCAGCTGATGAACCCTTCTGGAAACGCCAACCCTGACCGTTACCGGCGACGATCTTGAGCAGCTTGGCTGCCCGATTTATATTGGCCAGGTTGCTGGTAGAAAGAACTGATAGGTTTGCGTTGTTTGCATTCAGGTAACGCTCCAACTTGACAGCGAGAGGGTCACGTACAGGGCTCTCGGGGCTCACAGCCTTTTTGGCACGGGGTCCACGCTTTTTGCCCGCGTTGGAACGCACCTTGCGTGTCGACGTACGAACCTTGGACTCTGGAATACGCTTGGGTGCAATCTTCTTGGGAGGCGACTCGTTCTTGCTCGTAAGTTTACGCGCTGTCCCGTTGACGACGGCGACGTAACGCGCCTTGACACTATAGTGCTTCTTACCTGCAACATCCTTCACAAAGTAGGCGCCACGTTTCGACTTGTAGATGATGCGATGGACAGCATTGAGATAGGGGGTCTTTACATCAGACGACATGTTATATTATAGATGGAGAATTTTAATTTCCTCGTCGGTCGCCGCCGCGGCCAGTGACGGTGCGTTAAAAAATCTTCTGAATGAACAGTATGGCGCCTTATGAACGAACGCGCCGGAATATGAACTTCCAGCGACGCGCACAAGTCTACGCATATGCAGTCTATGCGTTGAACCATATGAACAGGAAGATCCCCGCAATTCAGACCTACTATACCGCAAAAA